AATCCATTTAAGAAATGGTCAGATATCAACCCTAACTTGCCTGACACAGCAATTCGTGTCTATGGTCCACCAACAACATCTGGTACTCGTGCATCATTTGCAGAAATGGTAAACCAGAAAGGTTATTGTGGCAAAGATAAGATTGCAAAGGCAGCATCAAAAGCACGTGGTGATAAGAAAGGCAAGAAGTGCCGTGCAATGCGTACAGATGGTGCATATGTAGAAGCTGGTGAACAGGATAACCTGATTGTTCAAAAACTGCAAGAAGATCCAGCAGCATACGGCATCTTTGGTTTCTCATATCTTGACCAGAACACAGACACAATCATGGGTGCTCCAATCGATGGTGTTTCTCCAACATTCGAAGCAATCGCAGACGGTTCATATCCTGTATCTCGTGCGCTGTGGTTCTATATCAAGCATGAACATATTGGTGTAGTTCCAGGTCTTGATGCATACATGGCAGAATGGACAAAGCATTGGGGTGATGACGGTATCCTTACAGATGCTGGTATGATTCCAATGTCAGAAGAAGAACGGGCGAAGTATAAAGCCGCAATGGAAAACCTTCCGAAGATGTAAGTACATATAAAAAAGTGAAGAAAAGGCGGGGAAACCCGCCTTTTTTTGTTTACAAAAGATTATAAATAGTGTATATTGTATATGTAAGGTACAAATATAGAGGCTATTATGAGAAATTTTAAAGTATATTTAATGGAAGGTCCTACTACTTGGGGCAATAATGAAAAAGGTGTGTTCCATGAATTGCTTACTGGTTATTACCTAACCGGTATGAAACACATCAAAGACCCTAAAGGACGACCAGGTGAAACCTCCAAGCAAGCGCACGATCGGTTGCATAAACAGGCTATGGCCCATGGTGGTAAAAAGATTATTGATGCGGCTCATGCCAAGGCTAAGGCAGCTGCAGATGATATTCGGAAACAAGTTGGTAATGTAAAGCATGTCCATTGGACATCAAAGTCTGGTGACGTTGAACGAGTGACCGGTGTCAAAGTACCGAACCAGAAGGATGATGCATCTGACATCATTGTAACAGATCACACTGGTAAACACCACGGTATATCTCTAAAGGTATCAGACAAGACTGCAAAGGTTCCTGCTTCTAGTCTCGGACAGAAATCAAGCGGCCGTAAGACTGTAAGACTTTCGGGTGACCATAAAGCCAAAATTACTGCTTTACATCCAGAATTAAAAGGTAAGAATGCCAGGGCCCGTAGACAATGGGCGGCAGACAATCCAGAAAAACATGCACAAGTTAAGCAGATGAATCAGAGAGCTCTAGGTAATGTTGCAAAGAAACATGCTAGAGAGATGAAAGCTCGTCTACGTCTGGGTGGTAAACACGTTGACCATGTAATTAATCACCTGCGTGATGTCATGGGTGCCAAAAAAGCTCCTATGCAGGATGCAGGTCATAACTATATCAAGCATACCACATATCAGAACAAGAGTGGTATCCATCACCATACATCCAACCCGGGTGGTGATCACGAACATATTTTTCAGGCAATTAAAAAAGATCCAAAGCGGTTGACTGTGACACATACATCAGGTGGTACATTGAACTTCCACCTTGACGGCAAGAAGTTTGCATCACAATCACATAAGTTTGATTCACAGTCTGATCCATTATCAACAATGAAAACCGCAGGGCGTATATCATAATGAAGTTTTCGGAGTTTATCACAGAACAGAAAAACACCCACATGACGCATATTGAGGACAAAGTCCTATATGGTGGTGTGGACGGAACAAGACAAGCTATCCTAGCTCTCAGAGCTCTCAGGGATATGTTAGGAGGGGAACATGCTGGTAGGGTTTCTGTTAAATGGGATGGCGCTCCTGCTATCTTTTGTGGCACTGATCCTCGTGACGGTAGATTCTTCGTGGCGAAAAAAGGGATCTTTAACAAATCTCCCAAAGTATACAAGAGCGATGCTGACGTTGACGCTGACACTAGTGGCGATCTTGCTGACAAACTTAAACTTGCTCTTAAACATCTACCTGAACTAGGCATCAAAGGAGTTATACAAGGTGATTTTCTCTTTTCTTCTGATGACATTAAGGCAGAAAAAATTAAAGGCAAAGACTACCTCACGTTCCACCCGAATACCATTCTGTACGCAGTTCCAAACAATACGGCAATGGCCAAGCAAATCAAGGCAGCGAAGATTGGAATCGTTTGGCACACAACATACACTGGTAAAACGTTCGAAACAATGAAAGCGTCATACGGCGTGGACACAACAAAATTTAGAAAAAGTCGTAATGTATTTTTTCAAGATGCGATGTTGAGTGACATGACAAAGGCAACACTTAACAAAAGGGATACCGATGAAGTTAATGGCTATCTGTCTACCGCTGGTAGACTTTTTAATCAAATTAGCGGATCTACTCTGCGTCAGCTTCAAGCAAATGGAGAACTGGCAAAACACATTGAAACATTCAATAATTCATATGTACGAAAAGGTCAGATCGTTACGGATTCAGCGGCACACACTCGTCGTCTCATTGCCTGGATTCAAAATAAGTACAAAAAAGAAATAGACGCACGTAAATCAGATAAGGGTAAAGCAACCCAACAAAAGAAATTAGATGACCTACTTGCATTTTTCTCACAGGAAAATAAAGCAGGTTTAACAAAAATGTTTGAATTGCAGAAAGCCATAGTTTTAGCGAAACTAAAACTTATAAATACATTAAACAAACTTTCTACTGTAGATACTTTTTTAAAGTATAAAGACGGAAGAGGATACAGAACTACAGATCAAGAAGGTTATGTTGCTATAGATAGACTTGGTGGTGATGCAGTGAAAATTGTTGACCGTATGGAATTCTCATATGCCAACTTTTCGCCAGATATATTAAAAGGATGGGATAAACCGGGGAGATAAAACAATGGCAAAACCATTGTCCTTTAAGGATATGATGACAGTTAACTATCGTCCAGGTGAAGATGAGTTAACAGCTTACAGAGCACACAAAAGACGTAGAGGTCAAGGCGCAGGTACTGATGCTGAATATTCCTCTACAAACCCTCCGCGCAAAGAGACAGATGAAGCGTTGACTATTCAGCAACGTATGGCTCGTGGCCGCCTCATGAAGCGCATGAAAAACAAAATCAAAATTGGTAGAGACAGAGCGCGACGCCGCATGGCCAACAAGGACACCCTTGAACGGCGTGCGATGAAAGCAGCACGTAAAGCTATATTAAAGAAAATCACGAAGGGTCAAGATAAATCATCACTTCCGTTTGCTCGTAGACAAGAGCTTGAGAAACGCCTAGATAAACCTGTAATTAAAAAGCGGATAAAGATGCTCGCAAAGAGAATGTTAAAAGATGTCCGTAGAAAAGAAATTCAAAGGAAAAAAGGTTGATCGGTTCTTTTAAATCATTTCTTGTTGAAGAAGAAAAGACCCTATATGTTGTTTGGGGTCGCATGAATCCACCTACTCGTGGACATGAGAAGCTTCTAGACACATTGAAAGCCAAGGCGGGTAATAATCCATTCCGCATTTATCTTACACAATCAGAAGATAATACAAAAAATCCTATTCCATTCGTGCAGAAAGTAAAGTTTGCACGTAAAGGTTTCCCTCAGTATGCTCGTCAGATTATGCTTGACAAGAAACTGAAAACAATGTTTGACATGATGACATCCGTATATAATGAAGGATTCAAAAGAGTTGTAATAGTTGCCGGTAGTGACCGCATCCGCGAGTTTGATGTGACACTAAACAAATACAACGGCAAGAAGGGTCGTCATGGTTTCTATAATTTCCAAAAAATCACAATTGTAAGTGCAGGTGAACGTGACCCAGACTCAGAGGGTGTTGACGGTGTATCTGGTACCAAGTTGCGTAAGATGGCAACCGATGGTGACTTTACTAAATTTGCACAGAATATGCCAAAGCGGTTATCAAATGCAGACACAAAGGCTGTATTCAACGCTGTCCGTAAAGGATTAGGTCTAAAGGAACAGACATCGTTCCAAAACCACGTACAACTTGATGCTGTATCAGAAACTCGTGAGGCATATGTCCAAGGCGAGTTGTTTGGTGTAGGGGACAAAGTAATTGTAAAAGAATCAGACCAAGTCGGCCGACCTCAGGTCGGTACTGTAACACATCTTGGTGCAAACTATGTTATTGTTGAACATGGTGACACACAAAAAAGATATTGGTTAGATGCTATTGAGATGCTAGAAAAGAAAATGACTCAGCCTCAGGATCCAGACATTAAGGACCGTAAAGGTACTCAACCTGCTGGATATTACAAAGGGTTATCAAAGTCAACTAAACTGAAACGTGCGGCACATTTTGCCAAACATGGTAAAAAAGATGACGATGATGACTCTGCATACAAACCGGCACCGGGAGATGCTACTGCAAAGACTAAACCATCTGTACATACCAAGCGGTTCAAGCAGATGTTTGGTGATGATGTAGATATGGCCAAACAAAAGATTGACCGTGAAAAAGCGGCAGACAAGATTAAACACGATCGCATGATGGATAGAGCCCGCATGCAAGATACTCGTAAAAAGAATAGGGAAACAAAGTAATGAAAACTTTTAGACAATTAAGGGAAGATGCTGCTAAACACAGAGAATTAGCAAAGGATCATTACTATGGTGGCCATCTTTTGAAGAAATATGCTGAGGATCCTGACCATCATCATGCATCAGATGCTCATAGTGATGCGGGTAAGGCACATCGTGCTGCTGCAGCAGCTCATACAAAACATGGGGGTGATTCACCACAATACAAAAAAGCAGCTAAGGCCGCTAAATCTGCAAGTAAAGACGCAATGAGTACTGACGGACATCATGATATGAAACACATGGAACCACGGTATCACGATTCAATGAATGATCTAAAAAAATCTTTAAGGGGCAAGTAAATGATTAGGTTCAAGCTGTTTAACGAAAACACTGAGGGGCTGAAAAAGAAGGCTGAAAAGTCTGGTATGCCTCTAGGTATCCTGCGTAAGGTTTATAATCGTGGTGTTGCCGCATGGCGGACTGGACACCGTCCAGGCACTACTCCACAGCAATGGGGTATGGCTCGTGTTAATTCATTCGTAACAAAATCATCAGGAACATGGGGTAAGGCCGATAAGGACCTTGCAGCAAAAGTAAGAAAAGAAGAAGTAAAACTAGATGAAATAAGCAATGATACAATGGATCGTTATTATGACAAGGCTGTAAAGCAATTTAACGTGTCTAGAAAAAGAAAAGATGATCCTGGTTATACTCCAGCAAAAAGAGCCCAACATGCAGATAGAATGAAAAAACGCGATAAAGGTCTTACTTCAGTTAAAAAGAGAGATATAGCACCGCATCCGAAAAGTGATTTCACAAGAATGTTTGTTCACAAGCCCAGCACGGCCGATAGTATTAGAACAAATAAAGGTGGTATGACCAACAAACCGGTACCTAAAAGTTATAAAGGACGCAAATAAATGAAGACGTTTGAAGAACTCAGAGAAAATACAGATGCTGCTGTAAAAGCTTTCTTGGCTAAAGGTGGTAAAATTAAGAAACTTGCTCCTGGGAAAGCCCAAGGATATCATGGTAAAGATGATCCTGGTCAAGACGTAAAAGGCATCATGAATAAAGATGACTCAAAGGCTATTGGCACTCGTAAGAAAGTCAAGTCAATGGGCGAAGCAAATCAAACACATATGTTTGACAATGAGAAAGATGCTAGAGCTAAAGCTAAAGAGATCGGTGGTAAGTATGTAAAGGGCACAGGAAAAAGTGCTGGTAAACATGCAGCTATCAAAGAACTGTCAAAGAATACACTCGGTACTTATGTTAAAAGAGCTGTTTCGGATGTTGATGATAAGTCATATACTCAAGGGCAAGCTGATGGTTCTGGTACTGATGCAAATTACAATCGTACTTTGAATAAGCGCCGGCGTGGTATTAACAAAGCATTAAATAGGCTTATGAAATGAAAAAAGAAGATGTAATCGAGAAGTTTAACTTTCGTGTAAACGTAGACGGTTTCCCAGAGATGTTTATGTCCGGTAATTCACCAGGTGAGGTAAAGACTGCTCTGCGTAAACTTGTAAAACAACCATCTATGGTTAAGTCTGTTGATCGTGTTACAACCCATGACATGAAGAAACAAAGGCGGAAACAAGCACAGGTAGGTGAAGCTCTTGATTACGGTTCTGATGCATCCGTAAAGTTAATGAAGAAGATGACACCGGGTCAGAATGAAACCCGGGAAAACCGTCGGGACAGACTTCGTAACAGACTTGCCATGATTGGTAAGGACATGGAAAAAACAAATAATCAGATTAAAAAGGCCGCAGGCATCAAAGATAAACCTAAGCAACGTTTGGGTCATGACGGTAAACCATACAAGAGCATATTCTTTAAGGATGACTAAGATGGAAAAATTCAATAAATTCCGTGAGGAAACAATAGACGATGTTTGTGAGGCCTGTGATCTTTATGAGGACCTAGAACTCGAAGAAGCAACCTACCAAGGTAAAAAGGTCACTCTGAATAATCCAAGTCGTTCATCTGATGGAAAGAAAAAGTTTTACGTTTACGTGCGTAATGAAAAGGGTAACATCATTAAGTTAGGCTTCGGTGATCCAAATATGGAAATCAAGCGTGATGACCCTGCACGTAGAAAATCATTCCGTGCTCGTCACAATTGTGATAATCCAGGACCGAAATGGAAAGCCCGTTATTGGTCATGTTATCAATGGAGAGCAGGAGCAAAGGTGGATAACTAAAATGGATACAAATACCAGACTTGATAGGATCGAAGAAAAGCTCGACAAACTGACCGATGTTATGATCAACATGGCCAGTTTTGAAGAAAAACTTTCAGGTCTGAAAGAAGATCATGACCGTGCTTTCGAACGTATGAATAGGTTATCTGTCAAGATAGACGAATTACAGGTCAAGGTTGACGATAATGCACGAACCGTCAACCTTATAAATAAAATTGTATATGCGGCTGTAGTCGCAGCCGTGGGAACTTATGTAGCCCATATGTGGATGTAATAGGAGAAAAGAATGTCCAAAGTTATTGATAACATTAGGGCCGCATACAAAGAGGTCCAAGAAAAGAAATTAATTGACTTGCAAGCCGATGTAAATGGTGGTATCAAACTTGATACAGAAACACAGGTACATGAAAACAAGTTTTTGATTCCTGAAGAGATTCCAGCAAATGAACGTACTGCATTCATGGGTGCAGCTGCTGCGGCTCATAAAGCAGGTAAATCACACTTTAACTTCGGTGGTAAAAAACATGCAGTGACAATGAAAAAAGATACTGCACAGGCTGTAAACTCTGACACTCAGAAAGAAGCTGTAGTTGATACTCATAAGTCTGCTGATAAGAAACCTGAAAACTACACAGATACCGATGGTAAACAAAGAACACGTATGGTACCGACAAAGAAGAAACAAAAAGCTTCTGACGGTGGCAAAGAAGGGGACATTGATATGAATCCTAAAATGGAAAAGGAAGGTGCAGATTATCAGAAAAAGACACCTAAGGCACCTTCGTCCGGTCGCAAACCAGTTGATCCAAATGCAACCAAGTTTAAGCGCAACGCCAATCCCAAACTAGATCGCGATGGAAAACCATGGCAGGAATCACGTATTCGTTCTGCTCTCTTGGATGTACTTGCAGAAGATAAACACACTAAAGGTGCAACGAAGCCTGAAACCATGGATGATAAAATCAAGGGTAAGGGCGCTAAGGATATGATGGACCCTGCTAAGAAAGCAGAAGTTAATGACACTGAAACAAAGGGTCATAAAGATGCATCTGATGCTGGACGAGTAACAAAGGCTGCGGGCCCTCGTAAGGGTGACGACAATGTCCGTTCTGGAGATCAGAAAATCATCCCATCTGCTACACCAACTAAAGGTATGAAGAAAACAATGGAAGCATATGCATCCATGACAAAGGAGAACTAAATGGCACTGACACCTCCCTCATTTGCAAAGGACGCCGTTGCAACAACATCCGGATGGCGACATCCAAAGACAAACGAGCTTCTGAAAGCACAAAAGATGACAGAAGCACAGATTGCAGAATATAATGGTGCAACTACAGAACCTGTAACACTTACAGAAGCACCAACAACTGCATCTGAGTTTGCAGATGAACATCTTGAAGATATGACCAAAATCGAACTTGAAGAAATTGGCCGTGAGCATGGAGTAGAATTAGACCGCAGGGAAAAACATTCAACATTGGTTGGCAAAGTTAGATCATTAATTGATTAATATATAATTTTGTTATGGAAAAGTTGACAGAACAGAACCTGCTGCTATATGCGGCTAAACATTATTATAATCCTAGGTTCGCGGACATGGATGAGTTCAACGAGGACCTAAAAAGGTTTAAATATGTTAAGCGTTTGGTTAATCGTTATCTAGATGATAAGGACTTAGCCGAACGCTTAATTCTTAACCACCTAATAGTTATATTCAATGTGTTTGGTATTGAAGCATCATTGAATATGTTAGAGGTTAAACTAGAGGACAGACATTGGCCGGTGGTAAAACCGTTTTTGATATTTCTGAAATATATCACAAACGAGCAATTTACTGGTGTATCTATGGATAATAGAGTAGTAGAGGCATTAAGGAAAATATAATGGGTATATTAAAATCTGCAGCTGATACCGTTTATGCCTTTCGGTTTATCCGCATGCTTGTCATGGACTGGAAAGACTGGGATGCCTACAAAGAAGGTATCATTGACGAGAATGGAAAGCGTAACCGAAATGTTAAAATTGATTCCGCAGAGAAAAGTGCTGCATATACTCCTTTTATTCGCCTTGCTGCTAACACTAAACGCCTGCTCAATAAAGTACCGGGCGGAGGATCAAAGCTTGGTAGTTTCGCTGCCGCTCTATACCTTGTAAAAGAGAAATTAAATCTAAGTGACAGTCGGTTACAGGATATCTGCGAGAAATGTGACGTGGATATACTAGACTTTTTAAATGAAAATAGTGAATGGTTTGTACTTGAAGATAAACAACTATCCCCGGGTGTGTACCGTGTAAAGAATCCAAAGTTGCTGAACAACTCGTGCGAAGAGTTGGTATGGGCTAAGGACAACATCCGTGTATCAGAAGATTGTTATCCTATTGGTGATGTTTTTGGTGTTGACATATATGAAGTTACTCATGTAAAAACCAATCAGTCAGTCTACATTACCATAAACGAGATTTACAAATGATAAACGAAAAAGGCCCTTGTTGGGATACTCATAAACAGGTTGGAATGAAAAAGAAAGGTAACCGGTTAGTTCCTAACTGTGTACCTAAAGAAGATGTACCAAGTACAAGTACAGCATCTATTCCAAATCCTGCGCAAACGGCACAAGGTCCAAAGTTTAAAACAAAAACCATACATGACCGTCGTAAGAAGAAAGGTGATCCTTTACTTCTAAAAAGGTTCCGTGATTACTATCATGACAAGGGGATCATGTGAGCCGTATTAGAGACATTGC